ACCAGAAACTGGCTTTTTACCGGCTGATCCTAGTTTTTCAAATGTACCAAAAGAAGCACGTTTTTTAGGAAAGATTCTTGAAAGCTCTCCTGCAAACATATTTAATGTAGGATCAATGTATTCTTTTTTAATCGGTGAAGTATCACCAAATACATTTCCTCCTTCTATTAGTAATTCTTTTACTATATCGCCTAATTTAATCATAGATCTATCTTTATTATAAATAGTTAAATATTAATCTAATTTGATCGTTGTAGGTAAAGTCTCAGTATGAGGCTTCATATCGGGGTTTTCAAGTCTATATATTTCATATATTCTTTTGAACATCTCGAAGTTTTTCTCAATATGACCTACATCTTTTATCTGCCATCCTTTACCTTGCATTTTTTTACCTTGACCATCAGCTCCCCTGGTATGGGCTTTTAACCAGATAATACCTGTTTGAGTAATAGGTTCACTATGAGTTTCATTCCATGCCTGAGCATAAGCTGCTAACTGCAAATCATAACTAGTATGTAGATAGTTAGATGTTTTAATATCTAATAACCATAATTCACCATTTAATCTACAAATAATATCTCCTGTGCCTGCATATTCGTGCTCATCAGAGAATAAATGATATTCAATAGCTACTGGTTCTGGTTTATGAGTATTCCAGAAATCAGCAAATCTTAATATCATTTTCCATGTTAAAAGGTTATATATAACATTACCTCTTTCGTCAATCCAATTTAACGTTTCACCGTTAATTAATCTTTCAGCTGCTTTGTGTACTGCTGTACCTTCTGATGCTGCTTTATTAGCAATAATCTCAGCGTTATGACCTACATCTTTTAACCATCCATAAAAGAATTGATTCTTTGGAAAGTAATTTAATACTGAGGTAACAGAAGGATAGAATTTATCATTTCTTCTGTAAAAACGAGTATCTAAGATATTAATCTGTTTAGAATTTTCGCTGTACTCTACTAATCTCTTTACTTTTGGATCTCTAATTATATTAGAATCTCTAAGTAACTCTAGTTCTTTATCCATAATTTAGTTCGATTTTTTTAGCATATAATTGGCTAAAAGTTAGTTGGGTTGCTTTGTGTAGTAATTTAGTGAATTCTTCAAAACCGATGTCTGATGGATCTTTACCCTGAAGTTCTACCAGATATACTTCCTTGCCTAGATTAATTAATTTTTCAGCGTGTTTTAAAGCGTCTTTTAGTGCGTCGTTATCTAGGGCTATATAAATTGTTTTTACGTTATTTTCTACTAGTTTCATCATTAATGCCTGAGGAATAGTTTTACCAAATAATGGTACGGCATTTCTCTTAATTGCCAAGGCATCAAACATTCCTTCACATAATATGATAGGAGTATTCCAATTAACAAAATACTCTAATCCTATAATTTCATTTTTATTACATCTAGGGGTATTATATTTTCTAAAAGGGTCTTTTTCAAAGGATCTTGCAATAAAATAATTAATCTTACCATTTTTATCATAAGAAGGTATAACTAATGAATTAGCATATCTTCCTGAATCACAATATCCTATATTATATTTTACAATATCATTACGGTTTATTCTTCTAGTCTTAGCGTAATTAACTGCCTGCTTCAAAGTAATAGAATTTCCTGCTGGATTAATTAATGATTTAAATTCTTTAGGTAACTCTACTTTGAATTCTTCCCTAGTTTCCTCGTCTCTCCCGACGGGTAAATATTTTACATAAGATTGTAGTTCATTTATCTTATCCTTAGAGACATCCATTCTTTTCAATAGAGAGAACAGAGATTTACCCTTAGCATCACAAGTCCAGCAATGCCAGGTATTTACGCCTTTAGAACTAGTATTTAAATCAATCTCTAATTTAGGTTTATGATGATGGCAGAAAGGGCAATGAAAAGCATAATTAGATCTAGAGGTATGTTTCCCTTTATCTAGTACGCTTTCTACAAAGCCAAGTAAAACCATAGAGTTATTCATAGCTTAAATATAAGAATAAATCTTCAATATTCAAACTAAATTAAGTCTTTCCTGTAGAATTTACCTAATATATTATCGTTGTAAGAATCTACTTCTAAAACGTTATATTTCATCTGGTAGTTAATTTCGTAATATGTAAGTTGTTTTTTTGAATAGCAGAAATGTAATATGTCTCTCATATATACATCCTCACCAGATTCTTTTATATCAGCTAAAAGTTCTTTAGATGAACCCATATAAACTTTCCAGTTACTTTCTTTAGTAACTAGCTTTTTAGTAGGTTTTCTACCTGGGCCAGTTTGTTCAGCTAATTCTTTTTTGGTAAGCTTTTTATTTGTATTTGAATATAGAGATTTTTTACCTATATAAATTTTACCAGTTGTTCGATTTTTTATAAGATAAATAAAACCTACACAATTTTCAGGGAAATCCTCTAAGGATTCAATAAAGCGAGATTTATCTTTCTCGTTTACATATAACCAATTTCTCATTAACTATCGTATTTTACTATAAATGTTACATCTGTATTTGAAGGCATTCTAAAAGGTTGGGCTAATTTACCAACCACTAATAATTCATCACTTGAATTGTATAAACCTACTGTTGTTACGTAAGGGTTAAAATCTGAACCGGTAATATATGGGTAATAATCTCCTTGAGATCCTGAAACTGCCGATGGATTTTGTGTTAAATTAAATTCATTCTCACTAACTTGACATCTAACCTGAGTTTCATATATGGTGTTGGTAGATTTAAATGAAAGTGATGATGAAGCAATAAAACTAGGAACTGCATATGTTTGATTAGTTACTACAAATAATCCGTGTGAATAAAAAATATTTCCTACTTTCGAATCACTACCGGAACCAGTTACGTATCCATCAAGAACGTATCCATTCAATACATACAGGCTGAAATATGGTAACACATCATATACATTACCGTTTCCATCATCTACTAAATAAAAAGAACTAGTTTTTTCAAAAACAAAATTTCCTGGTTTTATTTGTTCTCCATAAAGTGTTTGTGGTATTGATAAGGAATACACATTAGATCCTGCATCTATAGGAAAAGATCTGTTTTCATATTCTAATGTTCCGGAAGCTGCAGTAGATTGAATAAAATTATCATAGAATGATCCACTTATATTATTTTTTTGAAATGAAGAGGTCAGGAACCCCGAATAATATAACTGCTTTACAGAATTATAGTTTATTAGACTTTGAGAAACTGGTGTAGTTTTCCGAGTTTCGTAACTTCCGGTATATACTAATATATTATTATCACCAAATGAAGAACTTGGTATAGTATATTGTTTGAATACTTTAAATGGAGATACTGTAAGATCTGTACCTTTTAGTGATTTTATAGCAGAGCTCATATTTCACTTTTTACCAATTTAATTTAACTCTTATCAATGCCTCTTTTGTAAAATCTTTAGGTAGAGGTTTTGATAATTTAGCTACTGATAGTAAATCTTCGTTATCATTATATAGACCTACTGTAGTTATATATGTTTGAGGATTATTGATTAGGCTAGAATATACTAACTCACCGCTACCACTTATCATTGAAGGATTTGTAGTATAATTAAAGTCAGCATTTTTAACTCTAACGAATATATAATTAGAAGATATAGTTTCTTCACTATTTAGTTGGAAGCCGGTATTAGTGCTTACTGATCCTGCTCTGTTAATTGCATTATATAATTTAGTAAAGTTAGTTGTATTGGTATTGGGCGTTTTTAGTGTACCTAAATCTAAACCTCCACTTACTGCTGTTAGATCCAATGCTCCTGGATTTAATACTATTAAACCTACATCTGGTAAAAATAATCCGTAAGAACCTGAAGCTGTATATCCTGCTCTAGATGAACCTGCAGGAATTACACTAGAAGGAGTACCATTACTTCCGCTAACAATATCGTATACTCTACCGCAATCTAAAAATGTTGTAGTAGTAGATGTAGCGCTATTATTAGTTAATTGAATTTTATTAACGCCGGTTGAACCACTAAGATATAAATTAAATGTAGATAAGAATAGTTTTTCTTTATATTTAGTTCTATTAATATTAATTACGTATATATCTTGAGAATTACTATTTCCTGTACCGAAATTAAAATTAGTATTTTCATCTCCATATACTAATGTTCTGTATTGACCGTAAACGGTTCTAGAAGGAGATTGAGTATTAACCAAGGAATTATAATATACTGATCCATACCCATTAACGTTACCGTATGCGATAGAGAATTCAGGACCTGTTGCCACACTTGCTGATGAATAAACATCAATATAGAAAGTAGGAGAGTTAGATATAGTACTCTGAGTTGCAAAAGAGGTTAAAACGGTTGCATTATTACTCCATGCTGGTGCAGTAACTGAATCAGCACTAACTACGAAATCGGTTGGATCTATTGATACAAAGCTCATATTTTATATTTTATTGTTGTTTTGTAATAGTTACTGGTATTGTTACTCTAGCACCAGAGTCTCTACCTACTATAATTAAATTAGTTTGCAATTGGGTATTGGAACCGAATAATGTATTAACTGTAGTTGCAGTTAAGTTAATAGTAGCTCCAATTACCGTTTTACTTACATTTGTTCCTAGTGTAGTTGTAGAGTTAGCATTTGTTGCTTCTGCTGTATTAATT